CATTACGCGCATAGAATAGCTTGTTATGAGCGTCAGGCGGCGAATCACTTCTAAGGCTGTCATCCTGCGCCCTATCCACCTCAGAGCGCAGCCACTGGAGCTGTGACGCTTGGAAGGCCGTCAGGTCAGTGTCCTTCATTGCATCAGCCTTTCTAGCAGTAGAGCCACCAATACGACCCCTGTAATGGCTGCAAACCAAGCCAGCCTGTACAGCCACTTATGCATACGCATCCTGTTAATAGCCCGATCCAAAAGGTTTTTGCTTTTGTCAGCAGCCTTCTGTTCATCTTTATCCAAGCAGGTCATTAATTTATCCCACTTATCCACCGCTTCTTGGGAGACAGTCACGACAGTTCTCTTGGGTTTTCCCATGTCGCGTATTAACTTGGACAACTTGATCTGCACGGCTTTCTCTGATCGGCCCAGAGTTTTTGCAATCTCAGCGTATTTCACACCACCCTCCGACAGCGCCAGTAACCGTTGCAGCTCCCTGTCAGTCCAGTGTTGATTAGTTCTTTTTTGATTTCCAACTTTGCGTTTCATAATTCTTCCTCCTTTAAATACTCCAAAATCTGCTTGGACGCATCCGCTGCGCCTTTGGCCACAATAACTTTTTGACCGATTCCTTCAAGGTATTGGATCATGGCCTTCTGTTCGGGGGAAAGTCGCCCACCCGAAATCCGCTTCATTTCCACCCACAAAGTCCACTGCGGAATTAAAAGATCAGGTATGCCTCGAACAACGCCCTCCGCCTTCAGTCTCTTGGCCACTGTGATCGCGCGCTTCTCTCCATTCGGAATGGCAAAGATCAGCACGTTTGGATACTTAACCCGAAACCAATTAATAAACCCGACCTGTTCTGAATGCTCAGAAGGGGATGTCTTCGAGACTGAAATCAGCGTATGGACTTTCTTGCGTCTCATGTTTTCTCTCCACTTGAGTATAATCAAACTGCACGATCTCTTGGTATCGTGGGTCATGGCTGGATGGCTTCACCTTTATCTTGCTAGGCTGCGTCCAGAAGTGGCATTCGTCTAAAGCCTCATCCGTTGTATTTGCACCAGAGCTAAGTGCCGTCTTACGCGCTGCGTATCGACTGGCTGCATATCCACCATGATCTGGGCATAGCCACTCGCTCACGCTCATCAGGCCAGCGTAGTACGTCACCTTCAAACTGTCAGGCTTGCCCTCCTTCTTGTGTCTCGCATACGCCACGCTATCCACGTCATACCACTCAGCCACCACCTGAGACGATAGCATGGCCCCACGGTAGCTGCTTGCGCTGTGGTTAAGTGTCGGCGCAGGGAACTCGAACCCGCACTCAGGGCAGATATTACAGGCTGCGTGAACCATTGTCTGGCACTTCTCGCACTGCTTGGTTGGAGCCACGCCGTCACCACTCGACATCTTGTCCTTTGGCTTTACCTGATCAATAAACCCGTGACGCTCCACGTTCTGTCCGTAATCCAGAATCAGGCAGTTTTCCTTGCCGTCAGCAATCCGCGTCCCACGGCCAACCATCTGGACGTAAAGACCTGTCGATGCCGTAGCTCTAACCAATGCCACCAGATCGACAGCAGGGTGGTCGAACCCCGTGGTCAGCACGTTCACATTAATCAGGCAGCGCAGCTCCCCGCTCTTAAAGTCTGCAATGGCCTTCTCGCGCACTGCGCTGCTGTCTGAGCCTGTCACCACACCCACATCGATGTCGTGCGCCTCAAACTCATCCTTGAGCATGTATGCGTGATTTACCCCAGAGCTAAACACCAGCCAGCTCTTCCTGTCAGCCCCTAGCCGCACGATCTCTTCGACTGTGGACTTAACTAGCTCTGGGTCAGATGCAGCCGTGGCCAGCTCTGATTCGATAAATTCACCGCCACGCTTGCCAACACCTGTCAGGTCAATCTGCTTCACGCCGCCCTTTGATATGACTGGCGACAGGTAGCCTTGCTCCATTAGCATGGCCACTGAAATGTCGTGAGCTATCCCATCAAAGATCGCGCCCTTGCCCTTGTGCAAGTATCCGCTGTCCAACCTGTATGGCGTGGCCGTCAAGCCAACCACCTTCACGTCTGGATTGCAGGTCTTCAGATCAGCGATAAACCTATTGTACCTAGTCTCAGTATTTTTGGGCAAAAGATGCGCCTCATCGATCAGAACAAGATCTGGAGCTGGTACAATGTCATACGCCCTCTCCCAGACCGATTGGATGCCTGCAAACGTGATTGGCTTGTCCAACACCTTCTGCTTCAGACCTGCGCTGTACATCCCAAAATCAGCCTCTGGGTACAGTTTAAGCAGCCCATCAGCCCCTTGCTCCAGTAGCTCTTTGACGTGCGTCACAACCATCACCCGTGTGCCTTGAAAGCCCATAGCATCCTTAATCAACTGCGCGATGATCGCCGTCTTACCAGATCCAGTCGGCGCAACAATCAACGGATTATCGCCAGCCTTGCCAGCCCAGTAATTGTACAGGCCGTCGATGGCTTCCTTCTGGTAGTCTCTAAGTTCAAACGCCATTGCAAATTTTCTCCAGAAAATTGTTGGCATCCTCAATGGCCAAGTTTTCATCTTTTTCAACCATCAGTGTCATAGACTGCTTAATGAGATGCTCAACCATTACTTCCTCTACGACATTCTCAATGTCAGGCCAGTAATTCGCCATGCCCTTGTAAACCATGAAATTTGCAAAAATGATCGACACGTCTTTGCTGGTTATTTTTTCTGGTGTATTTTCCAAAAGCATATACATAACTTTTTCCAGATCTTCGCGGTTCATGATTGCATCCTCCCGTCAAATATCTCTTGGCTATTGCCCTGATTGCGAATGACCTCGCCAGTGTCCTGATCCTCGTATTCAACGAAATCATCACCAGCATCGATCACAACAAAATCTTTCGGCATAATTTGGGGGATGTACAAATGCTCATCACAAGTAACCACAGGCTTGCCCTTGGCGCAGCTCCACGTCCCATCCTTCTCAGGTGTCACATGGCTGCACGTCCGACAGCTCACTTCTGGGATCTTGCAACCGTGGCAGACCGCCCAGTAGCTACAGAACTTGCACTGCCAGTTGCTTGGGTCTTCGTGCAGCTTTGAGGGTGGTGTTGCCGAAAACACAATGCTCTCAGCTTTTTTGACCAAACCCTTGGCCTCAGACTTGTCGAGCTTAATCCGCTCCCCATACATCTCATCTGTGTTCTTGTTGACTGCAAAGAAATAGCACCTGTCAATCCCTGCCAAGTGCATCCCAATCTGACACTGCGCCCAGTATACAGGCTTGGACTTCTTGCACCCCAAGTTCTTCAGAGCCTTGAAGTTCTTCTCGTTCATCGTCTTGAACTCTAAGGTGTGTGGCTTCTTGCTTTCCTTAAACCCTTCACCCACGCCGTCCAAGCTCAATGCAAAGTGACCTCCGCAAGCCTCGAACCTAACCTGCTTGCCTGTGTCTGGATCTTTCTCCCAGACCTTCACACCGACAGCTCGAAGGTTTGACACCACCCGATCCTCTTCCCTGTCACCTGTCTCAAACAGTCGCAACATCCTACCATCGAAGCTGGGACGCCAAGCGTGTCTGAATTGATACCACAGAGCGCGGCTGCAATCGTTGCCAATCTGTGACCCACCAAGGTGTGGACGATGCTCATTCTTGCGCCTGTCTTTGTAGTATTTGTAAATCGCCTCAATTGTTTTAGGCGTGGCCAATGGTTCAAGGTTCATTGAAATATCTCCCCATCAAAAAAAACAAAATCAGCGATTGGAATAAGACCAATTGCCTCTACATCAGAAGGATCGTTCCTGCGTGACCAACCCTCTTGACTGTATTCTATTTTATATTTTTTGCTTAGATCTGCGTATCCAACCCTATCAGACCAGCTAACAACAAATAGGCACGGCACATCGCAAACGTCTATCAAAGCCCTTGCGGCAATTAATTTGCTGGCAGATATAAAGCAATTTGGATATTGGTTGTGCTTAATATTTCTATTTCTCATTTCAATAAACGCTTTTATTTCTCGCCCATCTAAGGCGACAAAATCAAACTGGGCAAACTTCCGCTGGCGTTGCATTTTGCATTTCCATTGGGCCTCCAAAAACTTAGCAAGTTTCTCTTCATTTGAGAAATCTATTTTATTTTCATAAATTGGCTTGTTCATTAAATCACCCCCATCATACTTAAAGATAGGTTAATCAAAAAAACTATCGCCATGTACTCTAACATCTTGCTCTCCTTCTTTTCATGTAATGGGGCGACATGCGCCCCATCCCAAAAAATGAACTCAGCGTTTCCAAGGTGGAGTTGATCCACCACTAGCAGCAGCAGCTACAGGCTCTACTGATACAGTGGAAGAA